TAACATTACAAACACCGCTAGAAGACGCATTTAACCTTTCACCATTCGATATTGGTACTATTAATTCATTTGAAAACATTGACCCAGGTGAAGACTATACAAACGATGTGTTTGCATTAGTGCGTGACCCAGTAATGATTGCGTTTGATCGATACGAACAAATCTTAATTATGGATAATCTTAGCGCATCATTCTCAGTTGGTGATGCAATTACACAACCTTCTTCTGGCGTTAATGGAATTATAACAGGTATTGATGTGGACAGAAGCTTTATTCAAGTTAGACCTTATGCTTACTATGGTTTTGATTCTACACCTATTACCCACAAAGGTACTAGTTACGTTGTAGTAGGAACCGAAAGAGATTATTCATCTGACACTTATGGTTCTAACGCTGATATGAAATCCAGAACATTATTTGCCACAGGTAGAATTTCTGAGGTTAGAATTTCTAACTCTGGATTTGGATATATTAACGATGAGATTGTATTCCTTGTAAATGACGCAGGTGAAATACAAGCAAGAGGAACACTCAAAGCTGACTCTCAAGGTATTACGGCTGGTTTCTGGGGTAGCGAAACAAGTCAACTTAATGGTTTCAAAGACGGTAAATACTACGACTCTCGTAATAAGATACACGACAGTGATTTATATCAAGAGTTTTCGTATGAAATTTTATCTACTGTTGATCTTGGTGTCTATGAAGAAACACTCAAAAAGAACGTCCACCTTGCAGGTACAAGATTGTTTGGTAGATTTGTTTACAAGAAGAAAGCAGACGTTGGTTTAGGACATAGGTTCTATGCGGCTAAGAAAGAAGATCAGATAGTTGGAGGTCCTGAAATTGTCGGACCTAACCAACCAGGCGAACAAATAAGATATACATCAGATAGAAATACTATTAGTGTTGATACCGTCAATTTGAAAGCTGACGTTGTTTAAACAGATAAATAAGTAGAAAGACTTTAGGAGCAAACATGGCTAAGCAAATAGTAAACACAGGTACTACCGATAACGACGGTACAGGTGATCCGTTAAGAAACGCTTTCACCAAAGTAAATGAAAACTTTACCGAATTGTATGACGGTGAATTTACTTTAGCATACTCAAACGTAACTGACAGACCAACCGATCTGTTGTTCTTTGTAAATGATGGTGCGAATAATCAAGTTCTTACTACTGATGGCGAAGGTAGAGTTACGTTCCAAAATATATTTGGTACTATTGATAGCCATTTAGATGTATCTACTGCGGCTAATAACCAAGTTTTATCATATGTTAATGGAGATTACGAATGGGTTAATCAAGCGTCTGGGTCAGGCGGTGGCGGTGGAAGCGTATCAAACACCGAAATTATAAATGTTATAACTAGCTCAGATTTAGATATGGGTGGCAACAAAGTATTATTTGGTAACGTATATGACGCTGAAGGTGACTTGCCTACTGCATCGGCATACCATGGAATGTTCGCCCACGTACATGGAACTGGGAAAGCTTATTACGCACATGGCGGCGCTTGGGTTCGCTTAGCAGACTTTTCTGAAATTGGTTCTGGTGGTGGAGGTGGATCAAGCCTACAATCAAGAGCCAATAAAGTTGGAGTATCAACATCTTTATCTAATAACGCAAGTGCTGACCTCGACATCACAGGATTTAAAGGGTATTCTTTATTATCAATCACAACAGATAAAGCGGCTTGGGTAAGAATTTATGCGAATGCCGCAAGCAGAACAAATGATGCAAGTAGAAACGAAACTACTGACCCATCACCAGATGCAGGTGTGATAGCAGAAGTCATTACAACAGGTGCTGAAACTGTTTTAATGTCACCATCTGTATTAGGGTTTAACATGGAAGCCACGCCAACAACCACAATCCCATGTGCGGTAACAAACCAATCAGGCTCGACAGGAACAGTTACAGTTACACTAAACGTACTTCAATTGGAGGCGTAATATGCTACACGAGTACATAGTCACCCTACACAACAAGGATGACCTCGAACAATTCTATGATGATATAGAGACATTAGAAAGTGCTGTTCACATATATGAGACAGAACCTTCTTTTCCAAAACGTGCTGTCGAAGTTGCAAATAGAAGAATAATCAGTCGTAACACACACTATATGCTATCTCATGAAGAAGCACAAGAGTTAAAAAATGACCCTAGAGTGTGGGATGTTGAACTTGCTGAGATGATTGAGTTGACAACAAAGCCTAATGGTTGGACAGTAACAAACGTAAAGTTTTCCAAAGACAACTTTACAGACGCAACAGATGTTAATTGGGGCTTACTAAGACACAGTGAAGATGCTAATAGAGCTAATTGGGGTTCTAATGGAACAAACACATATGTTGATGATCTAACAGTTACAGCATCAGGTAAGAATGTTGATGTTGTCATCGTTGATGGACACATTGATCCAGAACATCCAGAATTTAAACCATCACAGACTGCACATTACAAAGGCAACTTAGTAAACGACAACACTAACAGTTCGTTGTTTGACAGATCAGTTACCGTCAATGGATTAAAGATTGTGGTTTCTGGCGCTGCTGGTGGTCAAATCGCAACACCAGATGAATGGGCGAAAAAAGTTGCTAGGGTTGTTGATCTAATGATTGACCCAGATGGTAGCAATGTCAACTTGGATGATCAAAAGAGATTAATATCCACTCTAAAAGGAGAGCCAGGCACTACTCATGCAGGTTTACCTACGGCACAAAGAGTTGCTTATGGTGGTGGTGGACAATATGAGCCTAATTTCTTACTTGACGAAAACATTAATTCTTATGTTGGATACCAAAATTTCTTAGATACTCACGTTCATAACGATATGGTTTGGTATAGAAACGTTTCGGGTCCGTCACCATCTGTTGGAGATACAGATGTAGAAGAGGTTGTAGAACACCTCATGCACACAATTCATTTATTTGGTTTACCAGGTGCAGTCGATGGTTCAGACGTAGCATTAAATTGGGTTGCATCTGAAAACTCTGGTTTTGCCAATACAGCTTTGCATCTTGCGATGTCAGAAGCTATTACTGGTAGTTACTTTGATCCTACAGATTATGCGCCTAACTGGAATACAAATGCTGAACAAGCAGAAGTGGCATACAAAGAATATCTATATTTACTTAACTTTAATATGTGGGAAATGAGTGAGTTTTGGGATGGGGGAAGTTTAGCACCAGAATGGGCTGATACTGTGAGGACACCAAGTGGAATTCAAACATACAATCCGCTAGGTTACGCTTTGTTTAATACGTACATCGATCCAGTATTAACAAAACCAGACTTCCCTACACTAACAACTATATTCCAAGATAATGATGCAGGTGTTTCTGGATATACTCCATCATCTCGTGTAAATCAATTTAACTGGTTTTCCTTGACAAGTGCTGTAACAGGTGGTAGTAATGGGACATACACATATGATCGATCTGGTTCATATACAAACCCTATAGATGAAGACGATAATAACCACGGCACACACTGTGCTGGTACTGTCGCTGGGAACTCACAGGGGTGGGCTAGGGACGCGACAATCTACAATATCAGTCCATATGGCTCAAATCCTAATAGCCTCTCATCGTCCGTTATGTGGGACTACATAAGAGAATGGCATAATACTAAACCAATCAATCCAGAAACAGGTCGTAGAAACCCTACTATCACCAATAATAGTTATGGTTCTTCGATCACAACTAATTATAGTGGTAGCTACACAACTGGTAAAGTCACAAGAGTAAACTATCGTGGAGTTGATTTTAACCCAGGTCGTGATTTGACAACACAAGAATTGCGTGACCGTGGGTTCTATGCACCAAATTTACAGATGGATATTCCAAACTACTTTACTTCTCGTAATGCTGATATGCAAGATGCTATTAATGATGGTATTATTATTGTAGCATCTGCTGGTAACGATAGTTGGAAAACTGTTAACCCATCTGATCAAGATTACAACAATACATATAACATGGTTTACAATGGATATGACTATAGTTGGAATTTGCACAGAGGAACTGGTTCGGCGGCTGGATATGCTCCAATTATTAACGTAGGTGCAACGTCTAATCAAGTTAATGAAGACAAAGCTAGTTTTAGTAACTGTGGTAATCAGGTAGATATTTTTGCTGGTGGACAAAGTATACAAAGCAGTTTGCATAGTGGTGGTATCAATGACCCAAGAGATGATAACTTTGAACTTGGCAAGTATTCTGGTACTAGCATGTCAGGACCTCAAGTCTCTGGTGTATTGGCAATCCTTGCTGAGAGTTGGCCTAATATGACACAGGCTGAAGCACAAACTTGGTTGATAGATAACGCAAACAGCGATCAAATGGCTGATACAGAAGCAGATGATCCAATGGATAGAGATAGCCTACAAGGCGCTCCGAATAAATACTTGAGATGGATTAATCAAAGAGCAATATCTGGGACATCTTTCCCACAAAAAAACTTCAGAAACAGACCAACTTCTGGAAAAACATACCCCCGTCCACGTATTCGTAGAAGAGGTTGATGCAATTGCTTATAAATATTAGAAAAGACAAGGTACAGGTGATATGACTGAGGTATTGACAAGTAAATTAAAAAGTGATACAACTAGAATGTTCTATCAAGACATTCAGAATAATGACTTTTATGTTTTTGTATCTTCTGTAACCGAAGGTACGACTAGACCTACTGCAACTAATTCTCAGTTTAGTAAAAATAGATTTTTAGAGAATACTTTATTCGGCAAGAAAGTTCTTGGAACTGACACTAAGTTCATGATTAAGTATCACCCATGGCAGAAAGATCAAACATACATTCAGTATGATGATAAAGAAGACATGACTGATAAAAAGTTCTATGCGGTTGTCGGACCTACAAACAACGATACTGGCGATTATAGAATATTCAAATGTTTATTTAACAATAATGATTCAAAATCTTCTGCCCCACCAAACTGGAACCCTTTTACAGAAGGGCAGATATATAGAACGGCAGATGGTTATGTATGGAAGTTTATGTATTACATAACTCCAGCAGAATTTGAAGCATACAATGCCGTTGGTTATATACCTCTTGCGGCAGATATGGTTATCAATCCAGACCCAAATGCTGATGCGAACAATGTTGTTTATGGTTCAGAAATAAGTGATGTTTTTGTTGAAAATCCTGTTGACAATGCTGGCTATCCAACTATCAGTGGTTTCCTTATGGCGGCTCCTGGTAATGATGGAACTCTTACAGTAAGAGCAAATGACATAAATCAAATAACAAACTTTTATTCTGGAATGTCTATTTACTTGACTAACCCAGATGGCGGACCTTCAAACCTTTACGTTATTGATACATATTATTTTGAACCAGGAATACAATACGGTAAACTTAAAGTGTCGGGTTCACCTCTAACAGATGGCGTGTTGAATGGTTCTACATTTAGAATTGTACCTTCTTGTGTTATAACAGGCGATGGTACTGGTGCATCAGCACTTCCGA